GAACCCACGGTGCTACTAACACGGCAGTTTTCAAGACTGCTACCTTAAACCACTCGGTCACTTTTCCTTTAGTACCTCATAAGAGGAATGCTCAAAGAGGGGATCGAACCCCCGACACCCAGAATGTAACTCTGGTGTTCTACCGCTGAACTATTTGAGCTAATAATACACCAGGTGATCAGCCTGGTGGGCTCGAGAAGGATCCCACTTCTCTCTCACATGGGTTGGGTTTCCAGTTCTTTTTTCTCCTGGAGATGTGAGCACGGACGTCGCCAATCCGTTACTGCCCCGGCAAGATTCGAACTTGCAACCTCGAAGTTAACAGCTTCTTGCACTGCCGTTGTGCTACAGGGCATTGTTAGAAGGTTTAAGGACCCTTCCAGGTCCAGTGGGTCATTGAGGAACATAGCTGACCTAACTCTGTCTCCCTATCAGGCAGTCACCAGTTGGCGGCTGCGGGAGAAAGAAACGATGTTGTTAGCATCTGTTGTTCTGTCCCGTCATCAGTAACACTTGTAACGCCCTGTCGAAACCAGTACACCCCCATGAAGTGGAAGTGTGGGGAATCGAACCCCAGTCCAGAACGCCCTTGAGTATCACCTCTTGGACAAGCCATTCACAGGACTCGAACCTGCGACCTGAGCTTTACAAAAACCCTGCTCTACCAGCTGAGCTAGAATGGCTGAGGAGGAGAGAGTTTAGAGTCATTCATCCCCTTTGGACTATCTATCAATCAATCACCCAGTTACAAACCTCTTTGTGTGATACATCACCACCAAAGTATTCATCAACTGCATCCTTAGAATCACGCTCCAACTTGGTATCATTCTTGGAGAGAAGATATGCGAGACAATCTTTGGTAAGATCTGCTTTCACATTGTTCTGATTAACAACTCTTGCATTTTCAGAGAGGGTTGATTCTGCTTGAGCATTGAGATAAGAAGAAGTAGTATTAAGTACTCCTGAAACCCCAAGTGCAACAGGTAGACCTACGACTCCAATTGCAACACTGCGAACAATTGATGAAACGTTAATTTCCATAGTAAAAAATAAAGAGAAAATGGGAATAACCCAACAGGCTCACCAGGATTCGAACCTGGGACATCCGCTTAGAAGGCGGAGGTTATATCCCCTTAACTATGAGCCCTCAGTACTTCCTTATTTTAAGGTGGAAGCTAAACCTTTTCAACCCTGAAATAGACGGTTTAGATACTGGAACGAATACTTGGTTCTTTCACCATGTATTCCCCACCCTAACCACCAGTAAGCACCCTTCATGTAGTAAGAGATTGATTGGTTAGGAACCTTAAACCTTGAAAGAGCTCTCTTCCATTGCCTTTCAGTTACCATATATCTTAGTTGGCACTTGAGGGAACTAGGATCACAATTGTGCCGCTTTGCAAACTGTCCCAATCCAATGTACCTTCGAGATGTAGTCCATTGAATCAAACCATATCCACCAACATGGCAAAGGTTGTATGGAACTCTTGATCCTCCCTCACAAATGTTTGCATTAAACTTTGATTCTTGTTTAATGTTTCCCATTATAGTTGCAAGTGCAGCCTTATCAACAATACCATTTTCTTGAAGGAAATCAAGTGTTTCTTTCTCTTGTGGTGTGCAATCTTTACACTTCCATCTATTGATCTCTTTCTTGAGGGGTTGCACAACTACCACTTCTTCTTCTTCAGAAGTTGTTTCTGTTTGTCTAGCACCAGCCACACATGAGAAAGAAACTATGGAAGATAAGAAAATGCAAAGTGTATTTTTATTGAATATATGATTAAACATTTTCAAAGTAATCTTTACGATAATAACGATTCATTATGTTGGAATTGTAATATTTAGGTGTGCCATTAGCAAGTGATTCAGTTAACACATTATTTTTAAATAATGCTTCTGTTTCTGCAAAGTTTGTCTTGCCTTTAGTTTTATGTAGTGAAAGAATCTCCCTGCGAAACATGTGAGTTCCAAGTAATTTTACATCTTCTTTAAGTTCGTCAGATGAACCATAGTACAGTTTCCAATCTGACTCCTTTTTTACTCTTCGTTTCTTTCCAGGAGGTTTTCGATAAAACCAAAAGACTTTTCTGCCAATGTAGAGTCGTTGGTTTGAGAGATTGGTAATGAGATACACAAAACCATAAAAGTCCAGAATATCATCACTAGTAAAAGGTCTCTCCAGATACAACCACGGGTTTTCATAATCACACACTTAAACTTCTTCATATTCCTCAAATATGTAGTCGTCAAATTTCTTAGCTTGTATTTGCATCAATCTTCGATATTCCATTCCCTGAAACCAATCATTCCAGTCACCAGAAAGATCGTGCCATGGCTCAGGCCACGACACGATCCAGGGAATTCCATTACAATTTCTTGTCACAAACTAAAGCCAGCAAAACTATCAGATTTAACATCTTGTTTGATAGCTCCAACAACATATGATTCAACCTCTGTTTCCTGTGGAGCAACCTGGAGTCCCTTAGAAGAGATCCAGTGTTCAGTCCAGGGAAGAGGATTGTTTTTTGCAGGAACATCATAAACTGGTTTCAAACCAATACCTTTCAATCTTCTATTAGCAATCCACTCAACGTAGTTTTGAAGAAGAGTATCATTCAAACCAATCATACTACCATCACGGAACAAATAGTCTGCCCACTTTTTCTCTTCTTTAACTGCACGATCAAACATTGCGTATGTCCACTCTTCTTCTTCTTTCATGATCTGTGCCATCTCATCATCATCACCCTTTCTCCACTTGTTTAAAATATTCTGAGTGATGGCTAGGTGGATGTTTTCGTCTCTTGCGATAAGGCTAATGATCTTAGCTGATCCTTCCATAAGCTTAAGTTCACCGAAGGCGAAACTACAAGCAAAACTAACGTAAAACCGAATACCCTCAAGAATGTTAACATTGGCAACTGCTCTGTAAAGTTTTCGTTTGACATCATTGATAGTAGATTTTGATACATCTGTATCACGAAAATCTTCGGACCAAAGTGATCCGTTACCCCAACATTGAGCATCGTTGATAAACTCGTCATATGACTGTGTTACACTCTTTGATCTATCAAGAATTCTTTCGTCAGTAACAATCTTATCGAGAACTTCAGTAGGATCTGAATACACATTCTTAATAATATGCGTATAGGAGCGGCTGTGGATCATTTCCATGAATCCCCACACTTCCATACATGCTTCCAATTCAGGAAGCGAACAATATGGAATAAATGCCATACCTGGACCACGACCCTGAACAGAGTCCAACATAATCTGATATTTCAGATTAGATGTATAAATGTGCTTCTGTTCTGGTCTCAGTGATTGATAATCACCGCGATCCTTCTGGAGAGATACCTCTTCAGGTCTCCAGAAATACCCTAATTGTTGTGTTGTAAGTTTCTCAAAGATTGGATATTTGTATGAATCATACCTCTGAACACCAAGTGGTTTTCCAAAAAACATTGGTTGTGTTTTTGTATCAACCACTTCAGAGTTGAATACAGTCATCCCCCTAACTTTGGTGGGGTTTGCCATGTTACTTACCTTAAACTGCACAGGATTCACACTCTCCCTCCTCTAGGTTTGTTATTTCTTGCAATATATCGTTCAACTTGGTTGGCTCCTCCTCCTTCACTTCATCAGTCTTGTGATCATAAGTATTCTGATAATAAGAAGTTTTCCAACCATACTTATATGTAGTTAGAAAGTCATTTGCCATTACTGAAACAGGAACTTCATTGTTAGGATAATTCTCTGGGTTGTAACTCCAATTACCAGATATGGCTTGATCAAAGAATTTTTGCATAACAGCCACTACATTTATGTAACCCTTATTGTCTGGCATCTCCCACAGAAGAGTGTAATTATTTTTCAGAGTGGTATACGACGGTACAATCTGCTTAAGAGGTCCCTTTTTGGATTTCTTAACGGACAAGAATCCGCGAGGAGGCTCGATCCCATTGGTTGCATTTGACACAACGGAACTACTCTCCGATGGCATCTGTGCGGACAATGTTGAGTGCCTAAGTCCGTATTCCAAAATAGAAGCTCTAAGACTTTCCCAATCATGTGCTAACTCCTGTGATGAAATTTCATCAACATCTTTTTTGTATGTATCAATTGGAAGGATACCATCTGCGTATTTGGTACGACCAAAGTTTTCACACCACCCCTTCTCTTTAGCCAACTGGTTAGAAGATTTCAGAAGGTAATACTGGAATGACTCAGAAAGCCCATGAACAGCATCCCAAGCTTCTTGCGAATCATAATTATATCCCAGTTTAGCGAGATAATGAGCCAATCCAATAAATCCAATACCCAATGATCTTCTTGCCTTAGTTGCCAATTCAGCACATAGTACTGGGTACTCCTGATAGTCGATAAGCTCCTCCAAACCCCTTACAGCAAGGTCACAGAGGTCTTCTAGTTCCTCATCCGACTTGATCTTACCAACATTGATTGCGGAGAGAATACACAAAGCAATCTCAGATGTTTTGTCATCAATATGTTGAAGGGGATATGTAGGGAGAGTGATCTCTTGGCAAAGGTTACTCATCTCAATCTTATCTTTAAAAGATGAGTGTGAGTTACAGTGATCGATGTTCATAATGTAAATACGACCAGTCTCTGCCCTCTCCTTCAAAAGATCCAGAATAAGTTCCTGCGCCCCGATAGTTTTTCTAGGAACAGACTCATCTGATTCAAAACCCACATAGAGATCATCAAATGCATCAGTACCAAAAGCATCATACAATCCCGGTACATCATGCGGTGAGAACAAACTAATCTCTCCATCCTGGATGAAACGCTCGTAGAAAAGTTTTGAAATCTGGATGGAGTAATCAAGTTTTCTTACGCGATTGTCTTCTGTTCCTTTGTTGTTCTTCAGAACAATAATATCTTCTATTTCTTGGTGCCAGATTGGGAAGTGGACAGTTGCTGATCCACCTCTGATTCCATTTTGTGTACAGCATCGTACAGTTGATTCAAACTTTTTAAGGAAAGGAACAACACCAGTGTGCTGTACTTCTCCACCCCTGATCTTACTGTTGATCCCACGGATTCGCCCAGCGTTGATACCGATACCAGCCCTTTGTGCGACATAACGGCCAATGGCCATATCACTACTAAAAATGCTATCCAAGGTGTCATCAACATCAACCAAAACACAAGACGCGAACTGACGGAGAGGTGTTCGTACACCCGCCATAATTGGTGTGGGGATGTTGACTCTATGTCTGGAGATTGCATCATAGTATCTCTTTACATAAGAGAGGCGTGTTTCTTTGGGATAGTTCTGGAAGATCGTCAAAGCAATCATTACATACATGAACTGAGGTGTTTCATACACCTTTCCATCACTTCTATCCTGTACTAGATATTTATCTACAACTTGCCTCAATCCAGCGTATGTAAACAAAAAGTCACGATCGTGATCTAAAAATGTTTCAACCTTCTCAATCTCTTCAATAGTGTATTTGTCAAAGATCTGCTTATCATACAAACCATCATATGCCAGTTTAGTGATATGTTCAACAAGAGGCGGAAGTTCTCTCATCTTCCCATACAAGCTCTTTCTCACAGCAAAGAGAAGAAGTCTTGCAGCAACATACTGATAGTTTGGATGTTCCAGATCAATTAAATCACTAGCACTCTTGATAAGAATTTCTTGAATTTCTGCTGTTGTAATTCCATCATAGAATTGAATACCAGAAGTCATCTCTACCTGACTAGCAGAAACTCCTGCAAGACCTTGTGTCGCCTCTTCAACCATCAAGTGCATCTTATCAAGATCAAGAGGTTCAATGCGACCATCTCTCTTCTGTACCTTAGTTCCGTTGCTCATATCTTCTTCCAGGTGGTAAATTTAAGTTTTGCTTGTAATCCTGTAAATGTATTTGATTCTACTAGATCTTGAACTTCATGTCCCGCCAAGACCATATCATTTATATCCTTTTGCGTTATGTTATTTGGCCAGATAACAACTCTTTCTCCTCCTTCAATAGCTCGTTCAATTCTTCCAACAATTTCTTTATTACGGGGTTCATTATCATAAACAAAAACGATATCGCTTCCCTCAATACAACTAACATCACCATCACTACCACACAAAGCCACACTATTGTTGAGGAAAGTGCTATCGAAGGGTCCTTCAACCACATAGACTGGTAAGTTTTTATTGATTGTATCAAGTCCATATATTTTAGGTTCATCTTCATCTAACATGATGGTTAAGTATTTAATCGGGTTTGTAGAAAGAGCTCTCCCCTGAAACCCAATAAGTGTATCATTCCTAACAAGAGGAATTACAATTCTTTCCTCTCCAAATTCTACATCATTAAATGTTTCAGGCTTCAATGTATTCACAAATTCTTTAAAATTATTTGCGTAATAAAAAGAACCGGAAAAAATTGCTCTTGATTCAAG